GGTTTGTACTTGCGGATACAAAATTCAATGAGGAACAATTTAAAAAAGCATAAAAAATGAGATCACAAAAGAAGAGAAGTGTAATAGGAAAAAAACTATACGATATATTATATGATATATGGTATCCCATTAGAGAATTCTTTAAAAGTATATGGAGGATAATGACATGGATCCCCTTGTTGTGGAAGTTACGACCTTGGGATAATAATGGGATTTATAAAATTCTCATAAAAAATATTACTGACATGGAAGTATATATGTCAGAAAAAGGAAGTAAGATAATCGAATATTGGGAAGAAGAAAGCAAAAGTATGAAAGTTGTCATCGAACTCTTAAAAAAGGTTGATGATGAATTCTATAATCTGGAGTATCTTGATTACCATGAATCTGCATTTTTATGGACCGAGTTTGAGGAAAAGAGGGGAGATAGAATGGAGAAATTTTATAGATGTGAATCTGAGATAACAGGACATAAATTCCCAGAGTACTTTAAATTGTACCCTAATGAATATAGAAAGGCTAAATTAAAGACCAACAGGGTTGGAGAGGAATTCACTCCGGAGGAATGTGAAAATATTGCATTTCATATGAGTATGAGTTTACATGAAAAGGCAAAACGTGTTTTATTCAATTACATGGCATATAAAATTCCTGGATGGTGGGTATGAAAGAACCCCTGTTTGGCTCCCCAAGATAGAGATGTTATATTTAGATATAAATGAAAAACATGAACAGAGTATTAGACATCCTAAAAGAAAGATGGAGGGGAAAAGATATGGAAACGTATTTCCAAATTAAATCAAAGGAGTTCTATGTTAAATTAAAAGAAGAAACTAAGAACCTTAAAAAATAATTAAAGAACATGAATACAATAAAATTCCCAAAGGTTGAACAGTTTAGAAACATAGTTTTTAATGTCAATAAACATGCATCTTACGAAGGTAAGGATGAACATGGAGAAATTATTTACAATCCCAATCCTGTCCTTCCAAAAATATTATTTGAAGGTACAGTTAAGTTACATGGGACAAATGCTTCCGTGAGATATTCTCCTAAAGATGGTATTGCAATTCAAACTAGAAATCGTGTTATAAAGAAAGGGGATGGTGGATCTCATTTTGGTTTTACATCTTTTATATTGTTAGGGGAGACCAAGGAATTCTTTAAGGATCTTATGATTGAAATTCATGATAAATTATCACTTCAAGAGGATGATACTTTAATAGTTTATGGTGAGTGGGCAGGTGAAGGTATTCAAAAAGGAGTAGGAATTTCCAGTATTTCAAAATCCTTCTTTATCTTTGGAATTAAAATTGCACATAATTCAGAGAAAGAGGATAATGAGTGGGTAGATGTAAGAGAAATTTTAAACTCTACAATAACATGGTCCTATAGACATCAAAATGTCTTTTCAATTTATGACTTTCCTGTCTATAGTATGGAGATTGATTTTGTTAATCCTAAGTTAGCAACAAATGAACTTGTTGAGTTAATCAATAAGGTTGAAGAACAATGTCCTGTAGCCTTAAAATTAGGAGTAAAAGGAATAGGGGAAGGGATTGTTTGGACGGGTAAATGGAACGGTAGGGTTTACAAATTCAAGGTAAAAGGTGAAAAACATTCTGTTTCCAAAGTTAAAACCTTAGCTGAGGTTGATCCGGAAGTTATGGGGGCTGTTGCTGATTTCGTTAATTACTCTGTTACCATTAATAGGGTAAATCAAGCCATTCAGGAATCAAATCCTGAATTAGATATAAAGAAAACTGGTGAGTTTTTGAAATGGATAAAAGATGATATATTCACAGAAGAAATTGATGTTTTGGGGGCCTCTAATTTGACACCATCTGAAGTTCAGAAGGAAGTCTCAACTCGAGCAAGACAAATGTTGATGGAGAAAATTGTATTATACTGAAAACAAAAAATCATACAAATACAACTTTTGTTTTAAATACTATACAGGGAGGAACGGTAAATTTTTAGAAAAATGAATTGTATCAAAGAACTCAATGAATTACTAGACCAAGGAAAGGTTAGATGTCAAACACATCCAACTTTAGATTTGGTTATATGGAATTATACTGAACAGGTACAGTTTTCAAGAGAATGGACACCCCTTCTATTAAAATGTAGGGGATTAGTGACCAATACTAAGGGAGATTTTATTGCTAAATCCTTTGATAAATTTTTCAACTATGAAGAAATAGCAAATTCACCAGAAGTTATGAATATGATTTGTAATCAACCTTATATCATTCAAGAGAAACTTGATGGTAGTATGGGTATGATGTTTTGGTATCAAGGACAATGGATATTTGCAACAAGAGGATCATTTGAATCTGATCAGGCCAAATGGGCTGAAAAATGGATGTGGGAAAACTTTAAAGAATCAGATTTTGATACTACATTTACTTATATATTTGAAATAATATATAAAGACAATAGAATAGTTGTCTTATATGAGGAAGAAATGTGTAAGTTTATAACTGCCTTTTTAGGTTATGATGAGATGAATGGACCGTTATTCAGAAATACACTTATGGAGAATGTTCCTTTAAAATATTATTTGGATACTAGAAAGGGAAAGGCCAATTTCATAGAAAGTGAATATATGAATTTGAAATCCCATAATTTTAAAAACAAGGAAGGATATGTTTTAAGGTTTAAAGACGATTATAGAGTCAAGATTAAGTTTGAAGACTACATAAGACTACATAAAGTGATGACAAATCTATCTACACTTTCAATATGGGAAATACTGAAAGATGGAGGTAAAGTAGAGGATATATTGAAAGATGTTCCTGATGAGATTTATGATAAGATAAAGGATTTTGAAAGGGGCTTGGAGAATAAAACTAAGATGATAAACATGACGTCTTGGTTGGATTATATGGAGGTGATACTTAAAACTGGAGAGGATGATAGGAAAGAATTTGCATTCCAAGCCAGTAAGAAGAAATATCCTGTAATATTATTCAGGATGTTAGATAAAAAAGATTATAAAGATATAATCTGGAAAACAATAAAACCTAAACACCGAATATTATGAAAAAAGTTATATTAACTATTGGAATACCAGGATCCGGTAAAACTACTTGGTCAAAAAAGTTTGTACAAGAAAATGAAAGTTATGTTAGGATCTCTAGAGATGGATTTCGTTTGATGTTAAAAGCAATACCCATGGGGGATTCTATATTAGAAAAACTAGTTACAGACCTAGTAAATTCTAGCATTATTACTGCTATAGCCTATGGTTACGATGTTATAGTAGATCAAACAAACTGTAATAAGAAATACTTAAATCAATTAGTTGAGTTTTGTAGTATATTAGGAGATGTTGAATACAAAATATTTGATATAGAAGTGGAGGAAGCTATCAAAAGAGATTTAGGTAGAGAAAATCCTGTAGGAGAAAAAGTAATCAGAAGAATGTATGACAATTTTACTAGAATATTATGAAGGAATTAAAAACGTCAAGAGATAATTATATACAAATGAGATTTTGTTTAGATTTTAATAATTTGGTTTGGAATCTTTTTATAAGTGAAGGTGGGGAGTTGGAAGGGGATAAGTTTTCATTTATAATAGAGTTTTTGAATCAGAGGGGCCATATGGTTAATTTTATACAATCCTTGGATAATTACTTTAAAATTAACATCCTTACTAAGGAAAACCAAATAATTAAAATATTTTAAATGATCAATTATTTGGAGAAGATAGATCTTATACTGATAAATTATATAGTGAAGATCTATACTAAAACTAGCAATCCTATTATTTATAATAAAATATGATTGTGAATTCCCTCGGTATCTATAAGAGAAAATAGATTATAAATTTCTCAATCTTCCCTTCTAATTTTCATATTTATAATAAATAAAAAAAAAAATAATATGATTGTTAATGCCCCTTTAAGAGGAAATATAAATATAACTACTTGGTATTTATCCCTAATCAAATATCTATGTAATGGTGGGACTTGGACTAGAGATCCTAAAAACTTCGCCACTGATAAACAATTACAAGAACTAGCGGTTTTAGGAAAACCTATAATCTATTCTGTATGTTTAGCTAGAACCCCAAAAGATGAATTGGCTGAGATTAAGAGATATGAAGGGTTTGGGATTGAGATACTAGGGGTAAGGTATGGGAATGAGGAAGGGTTTCATGCCTTTAAAAAAAGTAAAGACCCTAACACGTCAGAAAAAGATTGCTTAGTTTATATAAAAAGAAGTAAGGAATTCCAATTTGGTTATAATGAAATATATTGTGGTGAGTTTGTAAGGAATACCCAAGCATCCGGTAAGTATAGATCTAGATGGAATGATTATTTAAGGGCCAACATAAGCCAGGAGGCTAGAATTGACCTCCATGTATACCAAGATTGGTCTAAACCTGACATTTCATTAGATTATTTTGATGAAACTTCTAAATGGGAACAATCTTTAGTTATAATTGAAAGTGGAATTAATACATCAACGGTTGGAGATAAAACTGACTTTTATCCTAGAACTATTGCTTTATGGGATAGGATAATCGAAAAATTAAGGAATAAAGACATTATGGGGGTTCAATTAATGGAATCAATATCTCCCGTTGGTCTTATACATGAAGGTAAATTGACACCTCTAGGAGAATGGGTAAATAAAAATGAGGAAGTTAATACTGTCACTATTATTAAAATTGTTGATAATACCCCTTGGTGGTCATTCAAAAAATTGAGAAATGTTACTATTTATCTTGATACTTTCCCATATGAAATTAACAGGAAAATCCTCAGAACCGAGTTCCCTAAAGTTGGTGATGTTTGGTTAGGATAAAAACCCTGTTTGGTTTCCCCAAAAATTGATGTTATATTTACGTATTAAATAAAAAATATGGTAAATAGGATTGAAGATATAGGAGCTGGATATAGTCTAAAATACATAAATTATGATTCTATTAAAGAAGAACTCATAATAGTTTTAAGACAGAAGAGCTATGGAAGGTTGAGGGAATGTGCCTTCTTTTATCAAGAATCAAATTCCTTTCATATACATCATCTTCAACATAATATGTTGATGGATTTCATTCAGAGAGTAAAACCATTTCAACCCGTAGGTTATGGAAGATAAAACTTTAAAAATTAGAGAATTGACACTTGAGGAGTGGAGGAATGCTTTAAGGACTCCCCCACCTTATAAGAATAAAAAGAAATATTCTAGAAAGGACAAACATAAACCTAAATGAAGGAAGAAATAGGATATATAATTAAGGGGTGCATTTTATGGTTAATAGCCATTTCCTTATTCTTATATTATTTTTCTACCTTACAAGAGGATGATTCTATTGAAGGGTATGAATATGAAATTGAAGAATTGTGTAATAAAACTTCAATATTGCATACTAACAAGAAAAACAATAAAGTAATATATTTCTATGATTGTGATACTTATCTAGAAATATACGGTGGGTTTGTGGGATATGATTCAATTCAAATTGATGATAAATACAAACTCCAAATTAAGATACAAACTGAAAATCTAGGGGAGGTTATCTTACCCTGTTACAATTAATAAATAAATAAAACAAATGAACATTTTTGAAAATAAAGATGGGGTTTTTAAACCTCAAAGAACAACCATAATAACTGGAATATTTATATTCATGGTTATGGTCATGACCGGAACTTTTGGATGTGAAAAATCATCCAACATTCCAAATCAAGACCAAACATTCATTGAGACATCAGAAAGGAACAGACCCATAGATCTATATGATTGGGATTGGAATGAAGGGGAAAAAGCCCTAACGCTTCTAGACACAAATATAGCAGATTATTATGATGGGTTTGGACAATATTATCCTTATATAATATATTCATCCCCACAAGACCCACTCACTCTCTCAAATATGATTTTTGGAGGGAAACCTAATGGACAGTTGAGGGGTGCTATGGATACTATATCAGGACAGAAATACTATGCTTACTGGTATGATACACCTTATCAAGATCGTAATTATTCCGTAATAATATTTACTAAAATAGGTAACGAAAACTTGAATTGGATCTATGTTATAGATAATGGTCTAATAGGACAATCGGTTACAATAACTGGTGAAACTTTAATTCAAACATTAACAACTAATAACATCCAGGGGTATGGAAATTTCAAAGTGTTTGGGAATCCTAATATAGGAAATATAGGAACGTGGGATATTAACCCTTTCAAAGACACCCAAAATAGGCTTTATTCTGGAGCTTTATGGACTCTAGAATGTGAGGCAATCCATAATTTAGGGGATACTTTAAGATTCAAAAGGTATTGCTTTATAAGGATAGGAGAAGGATCATCACAATCAGTATTTACTGGTACAGGTTATCTACAATCATATCCTCCAGATGTAACTCAAATATTCCAAGAATCTGTTCTTGAAGCAGAACCCGTTACAATAAACTATCAGGGAGTTAACACATCTTTTACTTTACTAAATTCTGATATGCAAGGGTATGAAATAGGTAACACAACAAATATCTCATCATTATTTTGTCAAGGAATAAATAATGGACAGCTTGTGAACTTACCGATATCTCAATTTACCAAAATTACATTTAAGTCAAATGGTGGGGCTGGTGTAATAAGTAACCCTTATTAACATAAGGGAACCAAAACAAAAAACATCATTTATTGAAGAGATAAAAAAGGACCCCAAAAAATGGGGTCCTTTACCATTTATAACGTAAACCTCAATTTGGCCATCACGGATAAGGATGTTATATTTAGGTATATATAAAATCTTAAACTTATGAAAACTCAAAAATTTCTTACTCCAACCCAAATGTTAATTATGGCTCCTTCAATCTTTACAAAGGAACCATCTGAAGGTGTGTCTAAACATTATACTCATATCCCCACCATAAAAGTTATAGATGATATGAAAACCCTTGGATGGGGGGTGAATGAAGTTAAACAAGTTAAATCTAGGGTAGGGATTGGGTTTCAAAAACATTTAGTTATTTTTAGGAATGAGGATATAGTAATAACAGGGGAAGATGGGGATGATGTTTTCCCTCAAATTCTCCTTACTAATTCTCATGATGGTAAAAATGCTTTCACTTTCACCCCCGGGCTTTTTAGGTTAATTTGTTCCAATGGTTTAGTTATAGCTACTGAAAAGTTTGGGGATGTAAAAATAAGACATATGGGATATTCTTTTGAGGAATTACAAAAAGAGATTCATGAGATGGTAGAAAATCTTCCCTTAACTGTAGAATCAATGAATAGGATGAAACAGGCAGAATTGAACCAAGACCAAATTGTAAAGTTTGCTAAAGAAGCTCTTGAAATAAGATTCAAAAAAGATGATCTTAAGAGAATATCTATTAACTATATGGATTTAGTTGACCCCGTCAGAAAAGAAGATAAGGGAAATGATTTATGGAGGGTATTTAATATAGTTCAAGAAAAATTAATTGAAGGAGATTTCCAATACATTGCAGGGACTAAAGTCAGGAAAGCAAGAAAAATCAAGAACTTCAACCAGGACATCAAAGTAAATACTGATTTGTTTGCTTTAGCTATGTCTTATGTTAAAAATTAAATTAGTAATAAAACCCTAATATGTATAATAAAAAATTTAAAGGAAAAAATCCCTAATATTGAAACTAGTGAAAAGCAAATACCAAAGCTAAAAAGATTAAAAAATCATGAAATATTTTTTCTTATATATACTGTTAATAATTAATACAGGATTGTTCTCCCAGATCAATCCTTTTAATGAGGAGAATACATTTAACCCTGAAATAGGAAAATGTTACCCCAAATGTTATATCCCCAGCCAATATGAAACGGTTATAGATAGTGTTATGGTTAAAGAGGGATCATATACGGAATGGAGAGAAGTCCTTTGTGAAGATAAATTAACAATAGGAACAATTGGGAACATTCAAAGGGCCTTAATTTCTAATGGGTTTGATTTAGGTTCAGGAGGGGCAGACAGAATGTTAGGGCCTTCAACAAGAGCCGCTCTCCTAAAATATCAGAAGGATCAAGGCCTTCCTGTGGGGGGTTTAAACATTGAGACATTGAATTCCTTGGGGGTTATATATTAAAAATCCTCGATTTAAACCACTACCTCTACTTCCTCGCATATATTATCGAACCTATATAGGTAGCCGCTATAACGGCCTAATTCACCGTTAAAGGGCGGGATTTTATGTTGATATTTAACATTATGTTTATGTTATAACATATCCACCAAAAACAGGTTTGGCCTCTCAAATTTTTTTACTTATATTTATAGTAATAATTAAATTTTTTATATGGGAAAATCCTCGTTAGGAAGAAAAGATATAACCTTAATGGTTAAGTGGTGTAAGATTAAATTTGGGGAGTCTGAATTTATTGATGAGGAGTTGAAGATTAGGATAAGGAAAGGGAAGGATAAGTATGGTGTTTATCAAGGAATATATGATGGACCTATAAATACTATGATAATAAATCCTAGAGGGTCTTTAATAAATATATGTGATACTGTTATTCATGAATATATTCATTACCTTCAAGATATGTGGGTCTATAATGAACTTTTAGAAGAATATGGTTACGAAGACCACCCCCAAGAAATAGAAGCTGAAACAATAGCTGAAAAATATAAATGGGATCTGAGGAGATATTTTAAGGAAAACAGAAAAATTTAAATCCATATTTATAATAAATGGATAAAGAAAAACTAAATATGGATTATGTAGAGGATCCTCTAAAAAATTTCCCTTCTGGGGATATAGAGGATAATCCTATATATTGGATGAATTTAGTCATTAAACTATTAAAAAACTATCCCACCATCCTTAAAGTTAAAATTAAAGGTGGGGGGTTTGATAGTGAACAGAAAGAAATATTAGTATATAACCTATGTCTGAAATATATTGAGAGGTTTGAAGTTGTTAATCCATATCATATTTTAGCTCTAAAAAAATTCGGAAAACCTTCTTTCAAAAGGTCCCTAGAACAAATCCTTTCTTATTTTGAAAAGCGGGAGGAATATGAGAAATGTGGGAGTATTTATAAAATTATAAAAATTCTTCGCTGAATTTAAATTATAGTTTGGCTTCCAAAGATATCCTTGATAACTTCTCAAAATAAGGAAATAAAAATAATATGAAGAATAAGGAATTAATAGAAAAAAGATTTGATCAGATAGAATATAAGATGAAATATCTAAAATATGCTCTATCAAATCATAGTGAACAGGATAAGAAAGAATATGAAACTCTTTATTCTACTATAAATGATTTAAAAATTCTAATCTATAGAGATTTACCCCCATCATTCTGAAAATAATTATATAAAAATAAAAAATAATGAAATTAACTCCAGAACAAATTCTACATAATTGGAACGAATTCTTAGAATATATAGAAACATATATCTCAGAACCTAGAAAGGAAAAATTATTACTTTTCTATAAATCTTATGAAGATAGAATAATATTATATCCAGCGGCTAATAAGAAAGAATATCATTCAGCTTTCCCGGGAGGTTATATCTATCATGTAAATAATGTTATTAAAGGATCTATGGCCTTGTATAAGGTGTGGGAATCTTTTGGTTGTGATATGACTACATTCACTTATGAAGAACTAATATTCTCTGCAATCAATCATGATTTAGGAAAAATAGGAGATGAATCAAACGCTTCATACATCCCTCAAACTGATCAATGGAGGAAAGATAAGTTAGGAGAAGACTATATGTTTAATAATAAAGTATCTTTCGCTTCAGTACCCGATAGATCTCTATTCCTCCTTCAATCCAATAATATCCCTTATACTTTTAATGAAATGTTAGCTATACAGACTCATGATGGGTTATATGATGAAGCTAATAAAAAATATCTGATGGGTTGGAATGCAGAAACTAAACCTAGAACTTCTATTCCCTTCATCCTCCATCAAGCTGATTTAATGGCCGCGAGAATAGAATTTGAAATGGAATGGCTTCCTAAATTAAATAAGGATTCCTCTAATTCGAATTTGGAGCCCTCATCTATCTCCCCTACCTTAGACAAAAAGAAAACCCCTATGAAGTCTAAAGCTCTAGGGTCTATAAAAAGTCAAGGTTTAAAAGATATATTTGATAGTATATGAGTACAGAAATAATTGTAACTATAGTAATTTTAAGTGTTATCTCGTTAATTTCTATTTTTGTTAATATAAATTCATTAAGAAAAATAGAATCTCAGGAGAGAGTATTAAGGGGATATTTAATATACCTCTCAGAGATATCTAAAATAATAGAAATTTCTAACCAGGAATTAAACAAGGTGGGTGCTAAAGGTGCTTTCGAATCTGATGATGAAGTAGGTTTTTTCTTTAAACAACTTAAAGATATACAATCTTTACTCAACAATTTCACCCTTAAGTAAAAAAACATTCATGGATTATATAATAAGACAAGAAAAAAGTAAGAAACAAAAAAGAAGATATTTTACAGAAGCTACAGAAAGGGCTATTATAGATTATAATAACACCAAGAGTAAAGCTAAGAAAAGTAAAATATATCAGGAAAGCATACACTATCCTTTTTTCAAGCTTACAGAAAATATAATCCATACCTTTAAATTCTATAACACTAAAGTAAGTAATTTAGAAGACCTGCAACATGAGATAATAACAGTTCTTCTTACTAAGATTCACTTATATAGTCATAAACAGAATATCCAAGATCGTATCCTAAAAACCATCACCAAAAAATTTAATGAATCCTATTCTGGGGATTTTTGTTCTTTTATAGGGGATAGAGATATAATTTCCCAAGAGGATATTGATGTTTTTATTATTGATCTCACAGTATCCCCTGAATGTTTCATAGAATTACAGAAACTAACACCCCCCAAAGCTTATTCTTATTTTGGGACTATAATAAAAAGATGGTTGATAGCATATAATAAACAAAATTATGCTTCAAAAATAAAAAACATATCTTTTAACACAATCAATAATTCCTCGGATGATGATTCCTTAGTTACTGAAGATTTAGTTAAAGAAATAGAAGAAAAAACAATGAATTTTAATGAAAATCATTACCTTTCTCCTACCCTCACTTCAGAATATGTAGAAAATGATCTCCTATCAGTTTTTATAGATGAATATATTTTATATTGTACTAAAAAAATATATACCATATTTCCTAAATTAGAAGAAGCTATTATAGCAGACGCAATTTTAGATCTGTTTAGGTTTAGACATAACATAGATATTTTTAATAAAAAAGCATTATATATTAATATTAGGGAAAAAATAGATGTTCCCGCCCCTAAAATTACTAAAATAGCTAAAAAACTCCATACCCTATTTAAAGAAAAATATGAGTTCTATAGGGAGAATGATTATTTCCTTTAATAAAGTTATATATTTATAAACAAAATATAGAATGTTATGGATATATTAGGAAAAAAATTATTTAAAAATAAAACCTTTGGGGGTTTATTAGAGGAAATCTACAATAACCAAAAAGCTAGACAATCCCAAGTTACTACCTTAATCAACCAACTAAAACCCCTTATGCAAGACATAGGAGATGCTACCCTCCTAGTCCCCTTAATAAAAGATTATATGGATATAGGGGTAAAAAATGATGATGCCCTCCTTAAAATGGCAGGGATAATACAAAAAGCATTCCAAAATGCATCTTCAGAATCTGATTTCTCATTATCTGAAGAAGAAAAAGAACAGTTAATGGAGGAATTAGAGAAACTTTCCCCCCCATCCAAGTAAAATGAAAAAGTCTATTTATGGTTTAGGGAGTTTACTACATGAGAAGGGAATAAAAACCCCACCATTAGGAATTTTCTCTGCTAGGGTTAGATATGTTTTTTTAAATGATAAGACCCATCCAGAAATTTTTAACGATTATGGTGGATGGGATTCTTTAGGGGCTATATTTTTTTCTAGTTTAAACTCCCCAAACCCATCTAAAGATCTTACTTCTAATTCTTTCGCCAAACCTTTATTTCCTAATATAAAAAATTATCCATTAATAAATGAAACAGTTTATGTAATATCTTTACCTAACAATAATATTCAAAGGGATGTTAATGATGGTTCTTACTACTATTTTCATCCTATAAACATATGGAACAGCTCCCATCATAACGCAATACCAGACCCCATCCATGGGGTTTATAATTCCCCTTCTTCTGATTATGAACAAACGGCATTAGGGTCTTTTAATAAAATTGTAGGGAATAGTAGTAACATATTTCTTGGTGAAAGCTTTAAAGAAAAGGATGATATAAGAAATTCCTACCCTTACGAAGGAGATATAATATATGAAGGGAGATGGGGTCAAAGTATAAGATTTGGGTCTACTGTAAAAGGAAAAAACATAATAAACTATTGGTCTTCAGAAGGGGAAAATGGAGATCCTATAACTATTATAAAAAATAAACAATATAAAGAATCATCCTCCCCATGGGTACCTCAAATTGAGGATATAAATAAAAATGGATCTAGTATTTGGTTTACTTCAACCCAAAAAATCCCAATAGAAGTAGTTAGCAATGACTATTCTTCATATAAAAACCCTCCTATTAAACCATCAGAATTTAATAAAGAACAGGTAATAATAAATAGTGATAGAATCTTAATAAATGCTAAAAAAGATTCAATATTATTTTCTTCATATGAGTCTATAAATTTAAACTCAATAAAGAGTGTAAATATAGATTCCCCATTACATATAGTCAATTCTAAAAAGGTATTATTAGGGTCTAAGGACGCTACTGAATCTATGATATTGGGGGATAAGTTTTTTAAGGACTTAAAAGAAGTTCTTAAAGGGATAGTATCTATAAGTAATGCTTTATCTACCCCTATAGGTGCAGGTCCTCCTAATGTTGTTAACGCTTCAATACCCGCCCCTGCTATTAAATTAGGGGTAAAAGCTCAAAATATGATTAATAAATTAGAAACTTATAAATCAAAAGTAAGTAAATCTAAATAATGTCTATACTCTTATCCAAAATAGTAATTAATAGTATATCTAAAGTAATAAAAAGTACTGAAAGATTTGATATAGCTATAGATGATATTTTAAACAAGTTTCAAGATAGTTGCCCAATCAAAGATGTATTATTAAGGATAGTAAAACAAAAAAACCAAATACAATCATCCCTATCTAATATTACTTCTATAACATCAAACTTAAATAAAACATCTACTACAGCGAAGACCTTAATAACTTCAGTAGATATAGCTATAAAAGTAATAAAATCAATCCCCGTTCCTGTGGCGGTTGCTGGTGTGGGTATTCCTATTAACGTAATAACAATATTGGCGGACGCTTTAGATAAACTAGGAGACTTAATAAAAAGCGGAAAAGGAACTATAAATATCATCCCAACGGTTTTAAAAGAAATATCTCAATCAGTAAATAATATAACCTCTAAACTGCAACAATTAGACATACTATTAGATAAATGTATTTCTGAATTAGCTATTTCCCTATCAGAAGATGAAAAATTAGAACTAATAGAAGAGATAGGAAATATAACAGCCCAAAGTAACCTATTTCCTTCAGAAGATTTAAATATAATTCATAGTAACATACTTGAAGAAAAACTCCAACCTAATACTTATGATCCCCTAATTTATAAAGGATATAAAATTACATTACAAACCAATGATAATAATCCTTTAAATTTATTATCCAGAAGAGTCGAAGGAAAGAAAGACCCCAATGAAATAGTATATAATACTTTAGAAGGAACCTATTCATATTCTACAACATTAGAAGTTCTAGTTAACGAGATCAAATTTATGATAGATTCTATAACCGATTATGAGTTAGTTGATCAAAGTTTCGAGGGTGATTTAAATTTTTATTTTCCCTTTACTACCCCTGGAACTTCAGCTTTAGAAATAAGACAACTATATCAAATAATAAATACCATCAGTAACTATAACGTTTCTAATACTAACATAACTACAGAAAACCCCCAATCTTATACAGTTACTTTAAGAAAATATAAATTTGATATTTTTACTAAGAAGTGGGATCTTATAGACAAATCTTTAGCATACCCTCAAACTCCATTTGAATTAGAAGATATAATAAATGAATCCCACAACAGTTGGGAAGAATCTGTAATACTTTCCGGGGGTAATTATACAATACCTCCTTCAAACTATCCATTCAGTTTTCCAGGTGAATATGAAGGGGAAATTAAAGAGACATATGAGGTTTTAGAATCTTCTATAAATGTAAATAATAATATAAATCTAGAAATAAGAAGATATCTTTGGAATTCAACTTTAAGTAGATGGATGTTATCCTTTAAAAAAATATATAATAGTATTGGGATTTCTGGATATAATGCTTTACTAGTAAATAATATTTTTATAGTAGGTGAATTTCGTATTTTATCTGATGGGAGGGTATTGGCTGAAACTGGAGTTATTCCTTTAAATGCTTATGTTCCTTTTGGTGTTCCTGGATTTGTAGATGAAATAAGACCTATTCCTAATACTACATATTTATATCAATTCCAAAATAATGAATGGGTTACATATACTCCTAATTTATATCCTTTTAATGATTTTGGGGAAAACAACCAAACAGTAATAACTTATGAAGAATTAGGCGGTGTTTTATTCTATGAAATAAGAAAGAGAGTTTTCACTTGGGATGATTCTTTATATAAATGGGATAAGGTAGAGGATTTAAATTTAAATATTTCATCCCAATCCTTCCAGTTTTATTTAAATAATTATATTAATTGGCTATCTCTTCCTATTTAAAAATTTAATTACTTAATATTTATAACAAATGAAAACAAAAACTTTTAAAAAAATAATTAAAGAAGCGGTTAAAGAAGCTTTTCAAGAGGAAATTAAAACTTTCCTTATTGAGGCCTTATCCCAAGGAAAGGCCCCTATTAATGAAAAAAAAGAAATCAGCAAATCAACCTTAACTGAATCTGAAAAGAGAAAATTATATCTAGATATGATAGATCAAACAGAAATATCTTTAACTACTAAGGATCTTCCACAATTCTCTCCCTTAGGAGGGATGGATATAATAAATGGGACTTTACCTTCAGGCGAGGTAAGTATGGATGTAATTAAACAACTTATTGGGAAATAATGGCTCAGCTTTTACCTAATAAATATCCAATAGATACTTTTCTACATAAAGGGATAGGTTTTGGCTTCCCTTTAAACGGGAATGCCGTTTTTAATACTACTTACCAAACCAAGGACCAAACCAAAGCTAATTTGATTAATTACTTATTAACTAATAAAAGAGAAAGAGTATTTAACCCTAATTTTGGTTCTGATTTAAAAACTTTACTGTTTGAAAACATAACAGATTATACTACAGACGAATTAAAGGAAAGAATTCAAGAAGATATAAGGAGATATTTCCCCGACGTTATAATAGAAAAAATAGCATTTAATAATTCCCCAAATTTTAATACAATTGAATTTAGATTAGATTACCAAATCTCTAGGTTGGATGTAAAAGATTCATTTAATATCGTTTTAAAATAAAATGGCAAATTCTACTAAAGACATAAAATATATAAATAAAGACTTTAACAGTTTTAAGAATTCCTTAATAGAGTATTCAAAAACATATTTTTCTGATACTTATAATGATTTTTCCCCCTCATCAACGGGGATGTTATTTATAGAGATGGCTTCTTATGTAGGGGATGTTTTATCTTTTTACCTAGATAACCAAATTCAAGAAACATTTATACAACATTCTAGACAAATAGAAAATGTATATCAAATGTCTCAATTTTTAGGATATAAACCGAAAACTACTACAGCCTCTTCTGTAGATGTAGACTTTTACCAAACATTACCTTCTATATTAAGTGCTTCTTCTTACGTACCAGACTTTTCATATTGTCTTACTATCCCTCAAAACACTCAAATATCTTCAAATTCAAACTCTAACATTAAATTTATAATTGAGGATCCTTTAGATTTTTCCTCATCTTCTTCTTTCGACCCTACGGAAACTACTATATATGAAATATCAGGAGATGATCCTACATCTTTCTTATTAAAGAAAACAAGGAAATCTATTTCTTCTACTATTAATACAACTACATTTTCCTTTAACTCTCCAGTTAAATTTGATAGTAGGACCCTAAATGCTTCCAACATAATAGGAATATTAGATGCTGTGGATAGTGAAGGAAATACTTGGTATGAAGTACCAAACTTGGCCCAAGAAAGTGTATTTGATTATATAAGAAATACAAACGTAAATGATCCTCTATATACTTCCGATCCATCATCCCCTTATATATTACAGCTAAAACAAACCCAAAGGAGATTTGCCTCTAGATTTATAAATCCAACTACTTTAGAAATCCAATTTGGAGCAGGATCCTTTATGGATAGTGATGAGGAAATCACCCCAAACCCTGATAATGTAGGTTTAGGACTTCCTTTTGAGAAAGACAAATTAACCACAGCATTCTCTCCATTGAATTTCATGTATACTAAAACTTATGGAATATCACCTTCTAACATAACATTAACTGTTAGATATCTTACAGGGGGAGGAATCACCTCCAACGTTGAGGCTGGTTCTCTATCAGTGTTGGATACTAGCAATATTACCTTTAATAATCCTAATTTATCTAACTCTTCATTAGCTGACATAACATTCAATTCTTTAGCATCTAATAATGCCCTAGCAGCAGATGGGGGGTCTGATGGAGATACCATTGAGGATTTAAAAGTTAAGGCTTTAGGAAATTTCCAAAATCAATTAAGAAGTGTAACTACTTCAGATTATTTAATTAGGGCTTTATCTATGCCTTCAAACTTAGGTTCTATAGCTAAAGCTTTTACCGCTCAAAGTAAAGTAGGAGACTACCAGTTGGGAGAACTTCCTACTGTCCTAGATCTCTATATCCTGACTTTTGATAATAATAAGAACTTAAGAATAGCTTCACCTTTAATTAAAAACAACTTAAAAACATATCTATCAGAATATAGAATGATAAATGATTCTATTAGAATTAAAGATGCCTTTATTATTAATATAGGTATAAATTTTAATATAATTACCCTCCCATCTTATAACAATAGTGAAGTACTTACTAAATGTATAGACAGAGTTCAAGAACATTTCCAAATAGATAAATGGCAAATAAATGAACCTATAATATTGAGAGACTTATATGTTCTTTTAGATAAAGTAGAAGGGGTTCAAACTGTAAAATTAGTTGAAATCCACAATTTAACAGAAGAAGTTTTAGGTTATAGTAATTTTGCATATGATATTAAGGGAGCGGCTATAGATGGTGTGGTTTACCCTTCAATAGACCCTATGATATTTGAAGTGAAGTTTCCTAATAATGATATAAAGGGAAGGATAGTTAATTTTTAAAACATAAAACATTTAAATGGCAATTTACAAGATCTTTCCTGAAAAGGATGCTACATTATACACCCAATATCCTGATGCTAATTCAGGGTTAGATCCTATATTGGAAGCTTCAACTTATATGGGAGATTCATATCCTCAAGTTAGCAGGTATTTAATAAAATTTTCAACGGAGGAGATTGTAGGTATTATAGATAATAAAATCAATTCATCTTCCTCTGTTGTTTATTTGAAAAACAAAATGGCCTTATTAACGGGTTTGAATTTAGATAAAAAACTATATTTCTATCCAATATCGGGGGATTGGGGTATGGGTACGGGTCAATTTGGGGATTCCCCTCAAGTAACTAATGGTGTTAGTTGGAGGTATTTAGATTATCAAGGGTCCTCTCTATGGCCTACTTCAAGTTTACCAGAATATGTGACTTCTTCATTCCAAACTTCTCTTCCTGGAGGAGGAAACTGGTATACAGGATCTAATTTAGGGTTGAACTTAGTACAAACCCAAAGCTTTTCTTATTCTGATGAGAAAGATATAAAAGTAGATGTAACTACAACAGTCCAAACATGGTATAGTAATTCTATTAATCCTTCAGATGGCGTGTTAAACCAAGGATTCTTAATAAAACAACGAGATAGTGATGAATTCATAGACAATTTAAATAATGACGTAATTATGCGTTATTTCTCAATAGATACACATACTATTTACCCACCAGAACTAGAATTTAGATGGGATGATTACTCCTTTAATACTGGTTCATCTACTCAAACAATTTTAAGTGATCCTCAATCCTTTATTTCTATATATAATAATGAAAAAGTATACTATATGGAAGATATAGTTAGATTTAGAGTATCTGCAACTCCAAAATACCCAACAAGAACTTTTTCAACCTCTTCTTTCTATTCTCAAAATTATTACTTACCAGGTAATTCATCTTGGTATGCTATAAAAGATACTGGGACTAATGAATTTGTTGTAGAATTTGATAATTTATATACCAAAATAAGCTCAGATCCTGTATCTAGTTATTTTGATGTTTATATGGATGGGTTAGAACCTTATAGAGAATATACAATACTGATAAAGACTACATTAGATGGAGTAACAAAAACTTTTAATGAAGATATTAGATTTAAAATAGAAAAGTGATATGGATATAAAATTAAATAGAAACGTTTTTGATAAATCAAAATTCTATAAGACAGTAGATGCTTCATTTAAAGAGTTAAAGGAAGTTAAAGACCCTAATTTTTTCGATGTCAACTTGGCTAACGTAGAGGACTTTTTTACCTTATATAACAAGCTCTTTTTCGAGATCCCTAAATATGGGGATAATAATTCACACGAATATTTGGTAAAAGAAAGTACTGAACATATAGATTTCACCCCAAACCAAGATGAAATTAACGCCCTTTTAGAAGAAATAGATAATTTAAGAAATGAAAACTTAGAACTAAGAAAAGAAACTGCATCCTTAATAGAGGAATTTACTAATACTATAATAAACAATGAATAATATTTCTTCTTCAATAAATACTATTAATCCCTATCTTTTATCTAAAGGGGGTTTTAATAATATTGATCAAACCCTAATTCCGAACTATGAATTGGAAGGGTCTTATGATCCAGGGGAAGATACTATGGAATTTCATGTTTATGATTCTAACAAAGAAACCCTACACTCAGACTATTCATATACAGGTTGGTCGGTTGATGGTTCTAATACTAGCATAAAGGGAAAAACCAATACCAATTCTATAATAGTATCTCCTGACTATGATTTATCTAGATTGGGATTCGATAGAGGTAAACTTTATGGGGTTTATAATTTCATTAAATATAAATTAGGATCATCTCAAGACAAAAAATATTATATAAACGAAATATCTTCGGATAGAACAGAGGTATCTTTAAAGAGTAATTATATAAATTCAAAGAATATAATTCCTTTAGTAAAAACCCTGAAGGAAGAATTAGAAAATATTCAATCTGGTTCCCAAGTTTTAAAAGGTTTAAGTCCTTATTTTGATGAGTTTTATCTTAATTTAGGGGATAATAATTATTCTATAGGTATTAATATAGATTATGTAGGAAATGAAGATGATGGGAAAGTTATAGTTAAATTATACCAACCCCTTCCCTCAAACTATAATGTTAAAGATGAACTTAATGTAGTTATAAAAGTAGGTGAGAGTAAAGCTTATGAAGTTACATTTCTATCTACAGACCCCTCACAACGAAAAAATATAACATATTTACAAGGCCCAAACACAAACCTTGATTTCAAAGCTAAACAGAACCCATCAACTGAATTGAAATCAGAAAATGATTTGATGGAAACCAATTCTTCAGCTTCAAAATTCAACCTCTTAAAAATATTAAAAGATGAGGGGGTTAAAATCACCCCTAATTATTCATATGGTACTTTCAATGAGTTTGTTAACTTTTCTTCTGCTAAATCAAGAATAAATAATTTTTATAAAAAAGTATCAAATATACAAGGTTGGGAGGATCAAATTAGCCTATTAACCTCAACAACTTCCTCTTCTCCTACAATAAATTCTTTTTATTCTAGGATAGAAAATACTATAAAGAACTTTGATGATTTTGAATACTATCAATATTATAACAGTTCTTCATTTTCATATCCTAAAACTGGGTCTAATTACCCCTATACTCTTTTAAATACAGGAAGTACCCAAGTGTTAACCTGGATGGGAAATGATATAGAAAACCATCAATATTATGGAGGATATATTTTATCAGCATCTCTTTATGATAATAAAAACCAAAACTGGTTATATTATACAATACCAGAATTTATAAGAGACAATGATGACAATAACCAATATATAGAATTTTCTAATATGGTAGGTCAACATTTTGATGAAGTTTGGATGTATACTAAAGCTTTAAGTGAAAGATATAATACAACTAACAATCTAGACCAAGGTCTTCCTTTAGGGTTAATAAAAGATGCTATAGACAGTTTAGGATTTACTTCAGTCACATCAAAAAATACAGATAATTTCATAGGGTTAATAGGGGAAAATGATGGATATTATGCCCCCTCCACGGGGAGTGAATTTATAAATGATTATATAGCCGTAAATGTAAGTGGAAGTACCCCTAATATAATCCAATCATTTCCTTACGCTTTAGATAAAATAAATAAAGAAATTTTAAAACGTCTTTATCATAACCTTTCATATTTAATAAAGAAAAAAGGTACAATTTCGGGGTTAAGACAGCTTATAAACGTTTGGGGAATACCTAATACTATTCTTAGAATAAATGAATTCGGAGGTAAGAATAAAGATAATGACAATGATTATGATGATTGGTATAACAGATTTAGTTATGCTTTTAAAACTAATTCTAATGCTTCATATTATACTTTAATAACCCCATGGGAAGAAACTTATAGTTCATTCCTTAAAGGGGAAAGAAATGTACCTTCATCTATAGCTTTTAGATTTCAAACTTTAGGAATTCCTGATGAATCTCATTTCACTCAATCTTTAATATCTAACTTAAATTCTTCAACTTCTGATGGATGTGGTTTTGGTATAACTTTAAATTATGCAACTCAATCTTTAGGGAACTATCAAGGTACAGGTTCAAACCCTTACGGTGAATATGGAACTTTAAATTTTGTATTAGGGGATAATAGTGGGAATTTTATAGAAAGTGATGATATTTATTTACCCTTCTTCGATAAGGGATGGTGGAGTGTATTATTGAAACGAGAAGGAGCTACTACTAAAGGTAGTGCTAATGATATTACTTATACTTTATATGCTAAAAATAAACAATATAATGGTTCTGATGGAAATTCTTTAGGATTCCAAGCTTCTGCTAGTTTCATAATTACAGGTAGTTCTGATGCGGGGGCTCAATTATATAATACCATGTTTGAATCTACATCTTCTGGTGCTGGTGTAGGTTTATTGTTAGGTGGAGGGAAAGATGGTACTCAAATAAAAGGTACTACTAAAATATTAAATGTCTCAGGGGTACAATTCACAGGATCTTTCCAAGAACTTAGATATTACACAAAACCTCTGAACGGAAATTCTTTTAATAGTTTTGTAATGAACCCTGAATCTATAGAAGGTAATTCTGTTACAGGTCCAGAAAGTTCTTTTGATATGTTGGCTTTTAGAGCCCCTTTAGGAAACGAACTTGAAACTAAATTCACTTTACCTTCAGGGGTTAGTACTACATACTATTCTTCATCACATCCTTCTACATATAATGAAGTTCCTTCTTTAATTACAGGCTCTTTCATATATGATGGAGTAGTAACATCAGGGTATTCATTAACTTCAGAATTAACTTCTAGTGGGGATTTAAGTACTTCTAATGTTGAGGTTTATTTTATGAACCAACCTTCTTCTGGGGTTAATAATAAGATTTCAAATAAAATCCAAATAAAGAATAATCCATATTATGGAAATCTATTATCTAGAGAAACTTCTATACAACAAGATTATCAAGTAAGTAGGAGTTATGTAGAAGATACAACGATGTTAGAGGTAGGATTCTCCCCTCAAGATGAAGTGAATGATGATATTATCCAATCTCTTGGATATAACTTTATATCAGATACTTTAGGAGATCCTAGATTCATGACTACAGGTTCAGTATTTTACCCTCAACTTAGAGTAATAGCCAAGGAATACTTTAAAAAATACTCAAAAGGTAATTTACAGGACTATATACGTCTTATCAAATATTATGATAATTCCTTATTTTCTTCAATAAAAGCCTATACCCCCGCCAGAACTAAAGTTAATACTGGTATAATAATTAAACAACATTTATTAGAAAGAAATAGAGTCCACCCCACCCAATTTACTATAAATACTAAGGTGGCAACTAATTCGTCTTCATCGATGAATGAATCTATATCATTTAAAAATATTGAAATAACAGCCTCAATCCCTCCTACAGAAATTTATTCCTTTACTGAAGGCCCTGGGGGGGTATTAAATCCTTATAATAATCCTTCATTTAATCAATCTTATACTTCATCCCAACATACGCCTATAGGAATAATAGAAAAAATTGAAGATACACAAAAAGAATTTTATAATGGAGAATATGAAGGAACTGAACTTCCTATAACAACCCAATCTCTCTTTAATAACCCATATTCTTCCTTTAAAGGTGAACCTATATTCTATCATACTCTAATAACTTCAAGTATAAATTACCCTTCATATTCAGTAGATATCCATTATTACGTGAGTAGTGATTATACGTCAGCTTTAGAGATAGAAGAATTAATGACAAATAATCCCCCACCAGAAACAGATGCTGTAATACTATCTTTATATTTAGCACGCACCGCCCCTACTTATTCTTTAGCTTCAATAGCTCTTTGGACAAAAAACAAACCTGAAACTCTAGATGGAAGAGATAACCCTACAATTCCCGGATGGGGGGATTATTTATACCCTAATGAAAAGAAATACCCCCAAAATGTAAGAGCACCTTATTTTTATTTTGATTTAGAAACAGGAAATGTAGACCCCTACCTCCCGGGAACCCCCTCTTCAGGTAAAATAGCATCTTCCTTATTAGGCATCCCAACAGATGATAAATTATGGGTTCAAAATACGAAACAATACAGAATATTCAAATATCAAAAAGATAGAAGACTTTTCAGATCAAGTTTTAGTTTGGTTACTCCTTCAGGTGGTTTTGCCTCCAAAACTTTATATTTAGGATCATTTAAAACCCAAAGAGATTTCCATATTAAAAATATATATAATATAGGGACGGCGAGTGTAAATATGTACCCCCTAACATACTTTAATTCAGGGAGTGATATAGCTAAATGGATCCCTACCTCTTTCATATTCAATAGGTTAAGTCTTAATGGGGGAGATACTATTAATAATATTAATACTTTAGCAAATAACCCTACCTTTCAAATAACTTTAGATTATAATGGAACCCCTCAATCTCAAGGGGTATATAACTTATCTGGATCTATCATAAATAATGAATATAATTTAATAGAATCCCAAGGAGAAAGCACAGACGATACTAATACATATTTCCAATATAATATTGATGGAAGAATAAACAGTGGATCTTCAGATTTCTCTTTAACCACAACATCCAACGTGCTTTATAACTTCTCTCCTATTCTTCCTTCAGACTTTATATTTTCAAATTCAGACTTCAACGCCCTCCTTAATAATGATGAAGGGATAAGAAAAAGTAAACATATCCAATCTATAGAATATCAATCGGGTATGCATCTTCCTTCTAACCTAAATCTCATAAAACAAAATAAAGCCTCTAGAGTAGAGACTCCAGATAGTAACTATCATCAGAAGTCCTTCACCCAACCTCGATATTTAGGGTCTAAGCTTAAAAGTGTAAATTATAATTATTATACCCCCCGATCTTCATCAATCTCCTTTATAAATGGTGATAGTGGAAGTTGGGATGGAGATGTTTCTTATGGAAATGAATCTGTTATAAATTCCTACCCTAGATATTTTGCTCACTTTAAAAGTTCATATTCAAATTTAGCTCTAGAAGGAACTTATATTTTTGAAATCGATACCCTAATAGAATCACCACAAGAAGATATAAACGTTACAAATTTTAAAATAAACACACCTACATTAAAAACAAAAGGGAATTCAGATTTCTTGCAAATAGTAAGCAGCGCGTTTGAGAAAAATAGAGATTCTTTAATTTTATATGATTCTAACATATCAAGTAGTATTAATTATAGTACTTTAAAAGAGAAAAAATCTAAAATTTTCCAAGGGGGAATACAGTATAACATTATTGGGGCTACTACTACAGGACTATATGGTCCTTCCCCTAATAATTTCCCTAATTCAAGCCCTGCAATGTCCTTTACGACTTCATCCTTCCAAGAAACTTATAGATTTGAATTAAGTTATACCATAGGTAATACAGTTTACGGTCCCTTATTAATAACCTCAAGCAATAGCTTTATATTAGGGGGAAGTAATATAAAAGTATCTCAATCATTAAATATCACCACAGGAGAAGTATGTAGTTTTTATGGTCCAGGATTAGGTCTAATCAATTCTATTAATACAGTATTAGAGTTAAACCAACCTACAACTTATTCTTTAGGTGAAGGGTATATATTAGGTTTTCCTATAAACAGTTCATTATCTCTCTCAACTTCAAAAGGGGATTATAAAAATTATCATACCTTTAATTTTTCTTCTTCTAGTATTGCTGGATATTCTACCCAACTTTTACCTTTTATCATAAAACAGAATGATGAAATACAAATTACTTATCTCCCAATGGGGGGGAGCGCTAAACAGCCTCATATAACTCAAGAATTCATAGTAACTTCAGTATCAAGTGAAGATGGGGTAGGATCTCTATACCAATATTCAGGTTCCAGCCCTACCAACCCTACAAACACTATACATTCTTCTTCCTTATTCAATAAAATAAATGTATCTCCTGATCCTTCAACCTTAAACATAGCAAATGGGGAAATAGATAACATTATTATCAGAAGAAGAGAAGAAAAAGATAATAGAATAATAATATACCAAACACCCCCCCAAGGAGTATTAGGTAATAATAATATAACAGGGGGAGGATTTATAATACCAAATGATTTCTCTATAACACAAAAGAATAATATACAAGGTTTAATTGATATATTAAAAGAGAAAAATTCATTTGGTTGAAAAAAACAAAAACGCATATTTATAATAAATTAACAATTAAATAAAAAATTCATGGGCTATCTTAACAATCAACTCATAACTGTAGACGCGATATTAACAAAAAAAGGAAGAGAACTTCTGGCTAGAGGTGATGGAACTTTTAAAATTACTCAATTCGCATTATCAGATGATGAAATAGACTATACTCTATTCAACCCTACACATCCCTCAGGATCAGCATATTATGGAGAAGCCATAGAAAATATGCCTTTATTGGAAGCATTCCCCGATGAGAATCAGATAATGAAGTATAAACTTACTACTTTACCTAGAGGGACTTCAAAAATGCCTACTTTATCTATTGGTCAGGGTAATATTACTATGCTCCAAACTTCAGAAAAAACTATTACACCTCAAACACTTTCATATTTAGGAAATAATTCAACTCATGAATCTTCAGGATATCAATTTATAGTAGGAGACGCTAGATTATTTAGCACTATCACAGGAACAGGAGTTAATATAGGAAGAAAAGCCACGGATAATTCTCAAATCCAATCTTCATCAACCATAGGAACTAATATTTCTAGAGCTGTTATAGGAACTTCTTTAACTCTTATAGCTACTGGGGTTAATAGTTTATTTGGGAGTGACACTTCTTTATATAGTACTTTAACTGTAATAGGTAGAGATAGTGGGGCTAGACTTCAAATCCCAATTACTATATCTAAAATCACAACCCAAACAGTTTCATAATAAAAAACAAATAACAATATGGCATTTACCCAATTTGACCCTAGAGATTTATTAATAGCCTCTGAACCTATAACTACAACAGTATGGGAGGGAAACTCCCCAACATTAACTTCATTCTTTACATCCTCCACTCAGGAGGCTAGTAATACCGGAAGATTCTACTATAACATTTATGCTACAGTAGGAACAGAAGGATTAAGCCAATTTAGTATAGCTTATTGTGATTCTCAGGGTAGTGGAAGTAGTCTTTATAACGCCGCAGTTAATGGGGCTTCCCCTTCAAAAACCAATTATGGTCAATATAGAACCTTAGTCTTAGGGGATGAAAATTCTAGCTTTGTATTTGGAAACCAAACATCTGGATATTTTTATGCTTTACCCATAGAGAGAGCAGGATACAAAGAATCAATATTACCCGGAACCATGACATTAAAACTCTCTGGTTCCGCAAATGAAATATCTCTTACAGATGATAGCTCTCTCAATGGAAGTGCTGTATTTACAGACGCGGGAAGAAGATATAATATAGTATCGGGATCATCAGGAACAATTTATACTGGAGTTAATAATAATGGTTGGACTATAAATTCAGGTTCTTACGGTTGGTTATTACCAGATGTAGGCTTAATTATATTAAGTGGAGAAGCTTTAAATGGTTCTATTGCCGCCGGAGGTGTTGGTTTAAGTACTTTGAGAAATTCAAATACTAACAATAATAACCCTCAACTTTTATATGAAGCCTTAAATGCCTCTGGTGAATTTACTCTTAACAGTAAAGAAACATTATCTTCAGATTATATATTTGTGAGAGGTAGAAATAATGAATATAATTACTCTACAAACCCTTCATTCATATCGGGTTCAACTGGAACTATATTATATAACTCTTTTATAGACAACCCTCAAACTTATATAACTACCATAGGATTATATAATTCAAATCAAGAACTTCTAGCCGTAGCTAAACTTTCAAGACCTTTATTAAAAGACTTTACTAGAGAGCTATTGATTAGAGCGAAATTAACATTTTAACCTACAACAACATTAGATGAGTGCTTATAAACAATTCAATACTAATGATGTAACTATAACTCCCTTTGAAGTAAATAAAGAATTCATTTTTTACGGAAATGAGATTACAGGGAGTGATGTGGGGATTAATATTTTCGCTATAGAAAACCCGGGATCTTATGGGGTTAGTTCTTCAGGTTTATCTTTAGAATATGATAAATATTCATTATGGAATGGAGTAAAGCAATTATATTATTCCAATTATAGGTCTTCTAGTAGAGGGGATGAAGTTCCTTTACCTTCATTAATACCTGGATATTTTGTTAAAGATGACAAATATTATGGTGAAGTAAATGCTCCCAGATATGATAATTACTTACAAACAGATATAACCCAATCTAGAACTCTTTCATCATCTTCTACCTATAACCAAACAGTGGTTTCTATTCCTCAAAGATTATTTGGAGAAAATATTGTCCCTTCCAGCTTTGCTTTGATAGATAATAATTTAGCTTCTAGTTCTCTGTATGATGATGGTGAGGGAAATGTTTTAAATTCTTTAAGCTCCAACCTTAAATCAGGTAATATTTTTTATTCCCATGGTTTAGTAATTCTCCCTATAGGAAATATAAACAGTAGAGAGATAGGAGATAGAGTATATAATACATCTTCGTATTTAGAGGCTATTACTATGTCTTTTTCATCAACAATTACGTTATATGAGAACCAATACCAATGTTCAATAAGAGCTAATGAGTTTAATTACTCACAGAATCCTTCTTTACTAGTTAATGATACTAATGAGTATTATGGTTTTGTTACAGGTTCTTCATTTTCACCTTATATAACTACTATAGGGCTATATAATAGAAATTCTGAACTTATAGCCGTAGGTAAATTATCTCAACCTTTACCAAAATCTCAAGACATAGATACCAATATAATAATAAACTTTGACATATAATGTGGGTATTTGAAGGTGTTAATTTTAAATCAATAGAGGACTTCCCTGAAGAGGTTTATGGGTTTATTTATAAAATAAAAAACCTATCTAATGGTAAGATTTATATAGGAAAGAAAGTGCTATTTTTTAACCGAAAAATGAAATTAGGGAAAAAAGAACTTAAAGAACTTCAAGGTTCTAAAGGCCGCCCTATAAAATTCAAACAAAACAGAAAAGAATCTGATTGGAAAACTTATTGTGGTTCTCATAAAGGTCTTCTCAAAGACATAGAAAAGGGGGATGATATAATAAAGACCATCATTTCAGTCCATTATACTAAAAAACAATTAACATATTTTGAAAACAAAGCCTTATTTTCGAATTCAGTTATAGAATATCCTGAACAATATTATAATGATTCTATCCAAGGAAGATTCTTTTACAGGGATATTATTCTATAATTTGTTTTCCCTAAATTTTGATGTTATATTTTAATATTAAATGTCTTATATGAATGAAGAACTTGTTTTAAATTTATTAACTAGAGTATTAGGTCCAGGATATAAGAAAAATGGAGGGAATTATTCATTTAAATGTCCTAACTTTTGCCATCCTATAAAGAATAAATTAGAAGTAAATATTACTACAGGACAATATAGTTGTTGGGTATGTGGTTCTCTAAAACATGGGTTTAAAGGGACTAAAATTGAAAATCTATTCAAATCCTTAAAAGTAGAAAAGAAATTAAGGCTAGAGCTTAAAAACCTAACATCCAAATCATCACCAAACCTATATTCCTCTCTACCGGATATGGTAGAATATTCTTTATCTCTCCCTAAAGAATTTAAAAATTTCAAAACCCCTAGGGATTTAATAATGAGGCATGCTTTCAATTATCTAAAAGAAAGAAATATAACTCAGGAGGATATTGATAAACATAATATAGGATATTGTGAATATGGGGAATATGCTAATAGAATAATTATCCCTTCATATAACTCCCTAGGAGAACTTAATTATTTTACTGGTAGATCCTTTATGAATAATAAATTTCTCCCTTATCTTAACCCTAAGATTTCCAGAGATATTATAGCTTTCGATTTGTTTATAAATTGGGATTTACCTATAATATTATGTGAAGGATTTTTTGATGCTATGGCTATTAAGAGAAATGCTATCCCTTTGTTAAGTAATAAAATCCAAGATTCCTTAATAAAAAAAATAATTACTTCTGATGTAAAACAAATATATTTGGCTCTAGATAAAGATGCTTTAAAACATTGTCTAGTACATGCTGAATATTTTATGAAAATGGGTAAAGAAGTATATATAGTAGACATAAATGAAAAAGACCCATCTAAGTTAGGTTTTCGTCATTTTACCCATATAATACAAAAAACTCCCCCATTATCTATGTCAGGGTTATTAAAAAGACAGATACAAATACTATGAAAAGTAAATTAATAAAAAAATCCTATAATAGGGTATTAGAAATCTCCCCAGATTCTAAACAAATAACCATGCCTGATTCAAGGTTTTATAGACGAAATGGTTTATATTATCCTAGTATTACTCATATATTATCATACTATCCAAAGGGAATATATTTTGAAGATTGGTTAAAAAAAGTAGGATATTCAGCTAATCATATAGTAAAGGAAGCAGGAAAAAGAGGAACCCAGGTTCATGAGATGATAGAAAAATATTTGGATGGGGAAGAATTAACCTTATTAAAAAATGATGAGTTAAAATATCCTATAGATTCCTGGAATATGTTTATAAGGTTTGTTGAATGGTGGGAATTATATAAACCTACTTTAATAGAAACAGAAGTACATTTATTTTCAGATAAATATAAAATAGCAGGAACTTGCGATATGGTATGTGAAATAGATCATGAATTATGGATTATAGATTATAAAACCTCAAACCACCTTCAAATAACATATGATCTACAAACTTCAGCCTACAGCCAATGTTATGAGGAATGTTATGGTATAAAACCCAAAAGATCAGGAGTGTTATGGTTAAACTCTAACAAAAGAAAGGCTTCGGTAGGTAAAATGCAAGGAAAAGGTTGGGAAATGTATGAATCTTCTAGATCACAAGAAGAAAATTTTGATATTTATTTAACTGTAAAGAAATTATTTGACCTTGAAAACCCAAACCCAAAACCTATTACTAACAGCTCCAAAACTTCAGCTAAAAGGATTACTTGAATTTAATATATCCTCAATTTGTTTAATATATTTATAACAAAAACCATAAACAATGATATCGTTAATTCAGCTTTTAAAAGAATCCCTTTCCAATCCTAAAGCCCTCATTCTTGCGGGGGCTCCAGGTTCAGGAAAAGGTTCTATTTTACAAGATTTGGATTTAAAAGGATTAACTATACTAAATGTTGATGATAATATTTTAGCTTTATCCAAAATAGAAAATTTTTCACTCAATCAAAAAGATACCAGTGCTAAAGATAGGAGTAAATTTATGAAAGCCATGCAAAATGCTTCAAAAAAACTCAAACAAGAACAATTGCCTAAAATAATAGCAAACAAGGAGTCTTTCATATTAGACGGAACCTCTTCATCATCAGAACCAACATTAGAATTAAAAAATAAACTTCAAGAATCCGGATATGATGTTATGATGTTATATGTCTATACAGACCTAGAAACATCCCTAAAGAGAAACCAAAATCGATTTGAAAAAAGTAAAGGAAAAGATAGGAGTTTAGTTCCCTCCTCAATCCTCCAAACATGGTTAAAAGTTTCAGAAAACTTTCCTATATATAAAAAATCATTCTCCAATTTTGTGTCTGTTTCCAATTTAGGAAAAAAAGAAACTATGAAGTCTGTAGAAGATATTTTAAAAAATTATATATACCCCTTCATTCCCCGAGATGGGAGGGATAAAACAGATAAAGAAAAGTTAAGAGACGAAAAGAATAAAGAAAAACTGAATAAAGATCTCCAATCATTTCTTCAATCAGACAAAACTCAAAATATAATTGCTTCTTCCGTATCAAAAGAAGAAGCCCAATCTAAAATAAACCAATTTTTAAAATGACTTCACCAACTCAAAAGAACCCTACAGCAGTTTTTGGAGGGTCCTTCAAACCTCCAACCGCAGGCCATCTTTCTGTAGTTAAAAAAGCATTAGAAGCACTCCCAAACGTTGGTGAGTTTATAATTTATGTTGGGGGTGGAGAAAGGGGTGGTATATCTCAAGAATTATCTATAAAAATATGGGAAATATATTTAAAATATCTCCCTTCTAAAGTAAAACTTATCCCCGCCCATGCCCCTATAGGGGAAATATTAAGACTAGCAAAAAACAACCCCCAAGGCCTAATATATTTTGTTATAGGGAGTAGAGAGGGTAGGGAAGATGACGAATTGGATATTAAACAGAGAACCAAAAATATAGATTCAAAATACCCTAATATGGTTCTCAAGATAATATCAACCCCAGATGGAAGTATGAGCGGATCAAATGCTAGAAAGGCATTAAAACAAGGTATTGAAGAATTTTCAAAATATTTACCTAGCGAATTATCTGAGAATGAAAAGGAAGAAATATTTAATATTCTAGATAACAAAACCCTAGAGGAACTAAACGAGGATGCTACTTACTCTAAAGAGATAGACTATAAATCCCAAATAAAATCCCTCACTAAATGGTTCTTAAATAAACATCCAGAAATCAAAACCCTCCCTAAAGTTATATTCAAACATGGAGATGTAAAAAACGCAAAAGATTTCTTTGGAAAAACTGCTTATTATGATCCTACAAATCAAACTATAGTTTTATATACTGAAGGAAGACATCCTAAAGATTTAATTAGATCTTATTCCCATGAGATTATTCATTATTTGCAAGATTTAGAAAACCGATTAGGTAATATACAAACAACCAACACTAACGAAGATGAGGGTTTAGTGGAATTAGAAAAAGAAGCATATTTAAATGGAAATATGAATTTTAGAAATTGGACTGATAGTTTAAATGAATCTATTTCCTATGATGAACTGTTATCTCAAACGGAAAAAGGAGATTTAGAAACCGTTAATAAGAATTGGGATGTAAAGGAATCAAAAGACATATTTGGTTTGAATGAAAAAGCAATATCTTTTTTCCACGAAGTAATAAACTTAAAGGAAGGTAAATATGATAGTCTAGTAACCAAACTTACTAACCAGGTAATTAAAGGTTGGAAGTATGATGTTGAAGAAGGTAATCAACTTTCTAAACTAAAATTTAAAGTTGAAGAATCAGGGTTAAAATTCAATCTAGAAGCATCCCTAAATACTAAATCATATGAATTTTATGATGAAGGTGGATCATTTGCTTCAAAACCTGCCAAAATCCAACTTATTTTTAAAGTCCCCAAAGAAGATTTCCCCCAAATATGGGAAAAAGTATCCTATGCAGTCTCTGACATACTTAGACATGAAATAGAACATCTTACTCAGGATGGTCTTAATAAAACCCCATCCAAAGATTTTGACTTAGACAAAGACAATGATCTTAGAGATAAAATAGAAACAGGAAAAAATCCATATTGGAAATATTTCACTTTACCTACAGAGATAGATGCTATGTTATATGGGATGTATACTCAAGCTAAAAAATCAAAAAAACCAATGAAGGATGTTATTGATGCTTATCTAGAAGACCAAGAACTCACTTCTTTGCAAAAGGATAAAATACTTTCCAAATGGAGAACTAGATCTAAATCTTTATCTTTGCCTTTATTTGAATCTTTTAAATTGGATAACCCTATGATATATGTTGATATGGATGGGGTAATAGCAGATTTTGATGGAAGATTTACTGAATTATCTCAAGGTATAAGTCCTGGGGATTATAGAGATGAATTTGGGGTTAAAGCTTTTTGGGATTTTATAGATGAAGGTCCTAATAAAATGGTGTTCTGGAAAGGAATTCCTCCCCTGCCTGAAGCTAAAAAATTAATTAAGTTTGTATCTAAATATAATTATGAACTTCTTACTGCTCCTTCTATCAAAGAACAATCAGTAGAAGGTAAAAAAGCTTGGTTAGATATATGGGTTAACAAAGGTCTTTTCCCTTCAAAACCTAAAATGAATATGAAACCTGCTAAGGAAAAACATTTAATAAAACCTAAATTAACCTCCAATGATATATTAATCGATGATAGGGAGGAAACCATAATAAATTGGAATAAGGCCGGGGGTATTGGTATATTATTTAAATCAACGACCCAAACTATTAAGGAATTAAAAGAATTAGGATTATAATGTTAAAAAAAGAATTTAATAAAAAGGAAGTTCAAAGGATGAGAAATCTCATCCAAGGTAAATCTGAAGAGAAAACAGGATCAAGTTCAGGATACAGTAAACCAAAAGAATTCTATTCTGAAGGAGACATTTGGGAAGAAGATGGAAGGAAATGGACTATAAAAGAAGGAATAAAACAAAACATAACTAAATTAGATAAGGCAAGGGCCTTAAATATTCCACCTTTATTTTGCCCTAACTGTACTAACCTGATGAAAAAGAGGTTCGACCCTGATTATTATAAAGTACATAAAATGTGTTTTGACTGTGTTATTGATTTTGAACATGACTTAAAAAAGGCAGGTCTATATGTTCAATATGAAAAAAATATCCATAATGCTGATTTAGAAGGTTTTATTAAAGGATATAAAAATTGGGTTTTAGAACAAATAAATGAAACTTCCAATTCCTTCATCTCCGAAAATGGAGATTTAGAAAATTGGATTGGTGGGGTAGATAAAGAAAAAATATTAGATAGTCTTAACAAAACTATAGAAAACTTAGAAAAATTAAAAAAATGAAAAAATTTGAACTAAAAAAATTAATAAAGGAAGAATTATCTCTAAGGGATGCTATAAAAATCAAAAGAATCTTGATATCTTATACTTATCCAGGGTCACGTTTTTATAAAGCATACTTTTACCTAAAAAACGGAGAAAGAAAAACTTTAAACAAAGACGAAACGAATGCTTTCCTAAAAAGGATAGGGATTGAGGTTGAAGGGGGAGTAGGGGACAAATACAACTCTGAAGAAATTATAAATTCTTTAAGATCTAAAGGGTTTGAAGCCGATGAAGATGAGATGGATGTATCTTAAACGTAGGATTTAATATTTATAATAAACGAAATTGAAAATGAAAAAAACAGTAAAAAAATTACCAGTTAAACCCCCATACCTTAAGGAAGCTTTTTATTCTAAACTTATGGAAACTAAGAAAAAGGATAAAGAGGAAGAGGAAGAAGAAGTTGAAGATGAAGAAATCAAGGATGATGAAGAAATCGAAGATTTAGAGAATTTTTACGATTTAGAAGGAGGGGGTGACAAAATGCACATATACCAAGATGCGGAAACAGAACTTTCTGGAATATCAGGTGATATACAAAACAATCTAGAAGCCGCTTTAGAAGGAGCTAGGCAATTAGGAGATGACAAGTTAACTAAACAAATAGGTAACTCATTAACCTTTTTCACCAGACAGCATGTTGTAAAAGAAGTAGGATCTCCTAGAGACAATTTGAATATAGATGATACCCCTTATGATAATGAATTAAATAAATCAACCCCCTTTATAAATACAGAATATCCAAATGAAGACTTTGCTAAAGAGAGGGAAAGGAGAAGAAATAGAGAAATCACCGAATCCGAAAGACTGCAAGAATCTGACTTCAAAAGAAGAATGCAAGTAATAGCAGGAATAATAAAATAAACAATTATAAAAATAAAAAACAATTATGGAAACTAAAGAATTATTAGAAGGAATTAAAGAACAAATCATATTAATAGAAACAGAAATAGAAAAATCAACAGCGGTTGCAAAACAAAGGTGTAGAGCTGCTGCTACTAAAATAAAGCAACTATCTGCTGATTTTAAAAGAAACCACAAATAAAAAAATCCGAATTAAAAAATATAATTAGAGAATCTCTGAACCCCCAACATGAAAAAAGAGACTCCCCTAAAAAGGAAATGAAGGAGGAAGTAAATAGAACGATTATAAGGTTACAAAACTTCAAATCTGAAAAATTTTCTACTCCTAAAATAAATAATCAAATAGATCTCCTAATAGGGTCTCTAACCGATTTATTACAATAAAATGAACAAGGAAGAATTAAAATCTAAAGTCAAATCTATAATCCCTACTATCTTAAAAGATATAAAAAAGGTAGATGACAGTTCTATAGAATATGATGAAATAACTAAATTCCCAGAATTAAAAAAGATAATTGTAGATTTGTTATCTTTAGATTTTAATAGCTTTCTAGATTCTATAGACTGGGTTTCTCCAAAACCTACTACATTTAGAATTAATCTAAAAAACGATCAAAGTTTTTACTTAGTATATAATGGTAGAAGTTGGATAGCTCAAATAGAAGGTAAAAAATATTATTTATTAAATCTACCAGAGGAGCATAGAGCGGTAGAAGCCATCTCCCGAATATTAAGATATGGGGCAAAAGAAGAAACTGAACCTTTAGATGAACCTGAAGAAACAGAAGATGTAGAAATCGATGATATTGAACCCGAAGAAATACAAGAAACAAAAATGAAAAAATCTAAACTAAAAAAACTAATATTAGAAGTCTATAAGGGACAAGGACCTGATGATAACTTTGATATTGAACCCGAAGAAATACAAGAAACAAAAATGAAAAAATCTAAACTAAAAAAACTAATATTAGAAGTCTATAAAGGACAAGGACCTGATGATAACTTTGAAGAGGAATCATATTCAAATGATGGTTGGAAAGAAGAATATTTTGAAGATTTGGGATTATTGGGTTTTACATCTTCCGTAGCTAAGTTAGATTACGAAATCAAAAACGCCAGAAGAGGCGCCTATGCTTTGGCTGGAGATCAAAAATCAGATATAATTTCTTATATGGAAGATCTAAAAGATCAAATAGAAAATATTATTGATGGAATGCGGTTTTAATGGAAATAATAGAAAAACTAATACGAAAGTACGGTTATAAATTCCCCAAAGGATATTTAGACCCCTCATCCCCTGAAGACATTAACTTATTTAATTCATTAATAGAAGGTATGTTAAAAGAAGATGATATGTATAATGCTATACAAATTCTAAAATCAAAAATTGGGTTTGGGGATGAAAATTTCGCTAAAATTTCTTCTAAGAAATATAAAATATTAGTTCCCAGAACCGAAAGGTTTGATTATATTGAAAAAATCTCTAAATTAAAAGATTTTAACTTTGACCCTAACGCCCCAGGATCTTCAACAGGAGCCATAAAATATAAAACCGTTACTTTTGTAGTTAAACCTGATAACTCTCAAGGCAGATCTTCTGCGGGTACAGGAAATGAAGACATCATAGTAGATGAATTAAATAAATATTTAGAGGATGGTCCTAAAACTATAAAATTTAAAGGGGAAAATAAAACTTATACTGTTAAAAATATCAATAAAGTAGAAAGTGTGGGTTATGATACTCAAGGAGGTAAAAAAGCAGATATAATATTAAAAGGTAAAAAAGATTATCCTATATCAATAAAAAAAGACAATGCAGGTTTCTGGGAAAGTTCAGACTCTAGATATAGAGAATTAGTAAATGCATTATTCACCAAAATCCAAAATGGAGGATTTGCCCCACAATTAACTTTCAAACCTTTCCTAGATAAGTTAGGGAATAAAAAGAAAGGAATATATACTATGTATAATAAAGAAACAAAAAGCAAAGTTTCAGGAGTAATAGTATTGGATTTACCTGAATCTGAAGAAGAATTAATAATATTCGGGTCAGATAATTCTGTAGTTATATATAAAACCTATTCACCTCAAGATTTCACCCTAAAAGGAGATACAATATATGTTGAGGTTTCCAAAGTGTTAGAAAATATGGTAGATATAGAAGAGTATGATTTGGAACCATTATTAAATATAAGACATGATTCTACAAGGAATATTACTGGAGGTTTAAGAGCTACAGTAGTTCCTAAAAAGCAGGTGTACCCTAAAGGAGATTTATCAGGAAATAAGATAGAATTGACCTATAAAGAAATAATGAAATAATATGTGCAATAATAATCATAAATGTGGTCCCTGCTCCATTAAAAAGTATGCGATTTCTTTAAATGAAAATCTGATTTCACCCATAATATTGACCCCTACACTTAAGCGTTATATAGGCGCTAATTTACCGTTAACCTCATATAAAGGTCATATGTCTAAATATGAGTATCTAAAAATGATAGATGAAGCACGATATTTATATTCTAGAGGTTTACTTGATGTAGGAGGGAAAAATAAAAAAGTTTTAGAAAATAGAGATTTAAATTTATCTTCATATAAAGATTTTGAAAAAAATAAAATTAAAAAATGTTTACATGAAATGTTTTCTAACCTTGAGGGGGGTTCCCTAAGTGTTAAAAATATGAAACACACCCCTTCGAACATAAATGGAATTCAACCCCTACAATTCGAAAGAGAAAATGAATTTGCTGACTTAGGAGATGAATTTGCTGACTTAGGAGATGAATTAGCGGATGCTATCAAAAAAGAATTAGAAGGTAAAAAAGATCTTAATGAATCTTTAATAGGAATTTTAGGTTATATTCTTCTATCTAACACGGTAGCCCATATGCTGTCTAAGTTTGCTAAAAACCAATTTGCTAAACATAATTTTGGAAAGGGGGAAGAGGCCGCTAAAAAAATAGAACATTTCACTCATAAGAATGAACAAGCCTTTAAGGCCCCAATAAAAAAAGTAGTTGGTTTGTTTACTAAGAATGAAAAATATAAAAAAAATATATCTGATGTTTTATATGCCATTGTAATATTATTGATGGCAGGACAAGCCGGGGGAGATGGAATAAAATATATTAAAAGTGCTAGTTATATTAAAGGGGGATTATATACAATTAAATCATTAATCAAAGGTAAAGAAGTTCATACTATATTACAAGACATAATATCAGATATAATAAAATAAAAAATCAGAATTTGGAGACCACATTTTTTTTTCGTATATTAATAAATAATAAATAATAAATAATGGATAAAAAAATAGTAATTGTAGGAGCCGGAGTCTCAGGAATCAATGCTGCCACTAAATTAATAGATAATGGTTACCCGGGGGAACTAATAACCATAATAGATATGGGTAAAGGCCCATATGATAGGTTACCTAGTGAGGTAATGGAAGGTATGTTAGGAGCTGGAGGTTGGAGTGATGGTAAATTAACTTATCATACTTCAATAGGAGGTCAACTATCTAAATATTGTGGTGAAGAAAAAGCAATGGAATTGATGGATCAGGTGATAAATAATTTCAAACGATTCCACCCTAACCCTAAAGAAGTCCATTGTTCAAACCCAGAAACAGAACCTGATTTCATTAAACCTTATTTTGGTTTAAGGTTATTTCCTGTTTGGCATATAGGGACAGATTACTTATCTGAAATTGCAAAGAACTGGTATGATTATTTAGTTGGAAAAGGTGTCCACTTTGAATGGGAGACTAAAGTAACGGATATTGATTTTGAAAATAATAAAGTATATTATCCTAAAACAGCAAAAATGGATAGTGAGAGCTTACCCGAAGGTATGAAATGGGCCAATAATGTGATATTAAAATACGATACACTTATATTTGGTGTAGGTAAATCCGGCATAGACTTTGGAAAAAAATTAGCAGAAAAATACGACCTACCAACTGAACCTAAATCAGTACAAATAGGGATCCGTTTTGAGGCACCTCAACATCATTTCCAAAAGTTAATTGATATTAGTTATGATTTCAAATTATATAGAAAATTTGAAGATAAAGGAGTTTCGTTAAGAACTTTTTGTACGAACAACAACGCAGCTTATATAGCCATAGAAGAAACATACGGGGATCATTCTTATAATGGACATGCCAAAAAAGATGAAGCTCATCGTAATAATATGACTAATTTTGGGATATTGATGGAAATTCAAAACATAGAAAACCCCTTTGAGTATTCCAGAACTGCTGTAAAAACTCTCCAAAATAAAGGAATGGGTTCATTTTATTCCCCCAACAACAACCGCCAACCTTCCAAAAATTCAGAAGGGGAATATTTAAAATGTAATGTGGTTAATTCAATCCAGCCTTTATATGATGCTTTAGGAGACTATGCCCTTTACATTGAGGGATTTATAGAAGATATGAAAGAAGTATTCCCAACCTTAGGGAATGACTATGGGATATACATGCCAGAGGTCAAATATCTTTCTCCTGAACCTTTGGTCAGCTATAAAGATTTATCCTTAACTAAATATCCTAATATTCATTTCGTTGGTGATGCTTTATCTGCTAGGGGTATTACGGTTAGTGGGAGCCAAGGTATTTACTCAGCCGAATCAATATTAAAGGATATATAACAAATTTCCCCCCCTGTTTGGCCTCCCGGGGAAAGGATGTTATATTTATGTATAATCAAAAATGTATATATGACACAGGAAAGAACACCATTCCCTCAAAGTAGGAAATTAAGAAAAGCAGATGGGACTATAGCTTATATCTGGGATGGAAAACTTCACAGATGGGATGGCCCCGCTTTGACCCCTGAAGGAAACAGCAAGAAAGCTGAATATTATCTCTATGGCCTTCAAAAAACTAAAGATGAATGGAAAGAAGCAAGATCTCAAAGAGAGGGTTTGCCTTACTACAAAAATTCATCTATGAAAGGCAAGTTGTCTGATACCAGAAACTAAATCTATATGGTTTGGAAGAAATAATTCAAGCTGGTAAACGGTCAATAAAGGAAGAACCCTTTTATGGGGTTTTTCTAAGTGGATTAAATAAAAATTTAACTACAAACAAAACCCCAACAGTTTGTGTTGGGGTTAGAGGGATTAATGTAGAGTTATTCATAAATGAAGTTCAAATTATGAAGACTTTTATGAATTTGATTGAAAAAGTATCTTAATATATTTATAATAAAAACATATGGCCCGAATTGTATTATTAAGTTGTACTAAATCTAAACTAGACAAAGTATCTAAAGCTGTAGATTTATATTCCCCATCCCCAATGTTTCAAAAAACTTTGGCTTATGGTGAGTCTTTGAAACCTAATAAAAAGTTTATATTATCTGCTAAACATCATTTGGTTCCATATGATATGAAATTAGGCCCTTATGATCTTACTTTAAAGGATATGTCTAAAGAAGAAAAAGAGAAGTGGGGTAAAAAAGTAGCATCCCAAATGATAAAAAAAGGTATAGATTTAAAAAAAGATAAATTTATATTTCTTGTGGGGAGTGAATATATAAAACCCCTAACTTTATACATCCCTGAAAAAAATATTGAGAAACCTATGGAAGGGAAAAGGATGGGAGAAAGACTCCAATGGCTTAATTCTCAAATAAAAGAAACATTCATCAAACTAACTACCTTATTAAATGAAATACTCGGATCATATAGAAGATTATATAAATGATAGCATATCATATTCAGGGGATACTTTAGACCAATTATCCATAAACGAATCTATTCTGTTAGATATTAAACCTTTACTTTTGGAGTCTAAAAATTCTATACTTACCTTAGAATCCTATAAAACAGGTTTAAATTCTCATGGTAAAGAAGTAATAGATGACTTTATCATTTATTGTCAAAATGTATAAATAATGAAAATAGGATTTTGTGGAACAGTTTCTGTAGGGAAAACTTCATTGGTGAATGAATTAAAATCACTCCCAGAATTTTCTCATTATAAATTCACAACAGAAAGATCTAAATATTTAAGGGATTTAGGAATACCCTTAAATACAGACTCAACCCTTAAAGGACAAATAATATTTGCCGCAGAAAGGTCAAGGGAACTTCTTGAAGAAAACATAATTACCGATAGAACTATTATAGATGTAATGGCATTTTCCCTTCTATCCAAATCAATCCCTCCAAATGATAAGGACGATTTTTGTATAATGGCTAAAAATCTCATATCTGAATATGATTATATATTTTATGTTTCACCTGAAGGGGTAAATATAGAAGATAATGGAGTCAGGGAAACTGATGCTGAATATAGGGAAGAAATAGACCATAGCATCCAAAGGATAATCAACATATACAAACACCGAATCAAAAACTTCTATAAGATAGAAGGAAGTATGGAGGATAGAATATCTTCTATTAAACATGCACTCTCTCTGTAATATTTATAATAAACTTTAATTTTTACAATAAACTATGAAACATCTTTCCAAAAAATCTTCCATCAAAGAATCCAATATTAATGGTTCTTTAGAACAAATAGTAATAAAATTTATCCAAAAAATAGCTATACGTAATGGATACAGCCCATATGATTCTTTTACAGCTATAGAGGGTATAATGAATAGGATAAAAGGTAAATTTGGAGAAGGTAAATATGATTTAGAAGAAGCTACCAAAGAAGAAGTAATAAACCAAAAAGAATTAAATAAGGAACTTGAAAAAACTTCAAAAATTACCAAAGATATAAACATTGAAGAAACACACGGTCCAGAGATAACGGATGAGAACGAATTAATAAAAGCTATAGTAAGAGCAGGAAAAAAATCCAAACCTTTCTTAGACAAACTTGTTAAATTGCTCCAAGATATGGGTGCCGGTGCCGGTACAGCTTTGAGGTTTGAAGGTAGGAAAAAGAAAAACCAAGACGATGGGGGTGAAGAAATAGAAGATAACTATTATAAAGCAGATAAAGATGATGATTCTTCTGAATTCGAAAAAAAACCAACAAAGAAAGATTTCAAAAAGGATTCCACTTCAAATACCGCTTTACAACTCCAATCTGCGGTAGAAAAAATGAGGAAAATAGCTACAGCTTTGAGGTTTGAAGGTAGGAAAAAGAAAAACCAAGACGATGGGGGTGAAGAAATAGAAGATAACTATTATAAAGCAGATAAAGATGATGATTCTTCTGAATTCGAAAAAGAACCAACAAAGAAAGATTTCAAAAAGGATTCCACTTCAAATACCGCTTTACAACTCCAATCTGCGGTAGAAAAAATGAAGAAAATAGCTAAACTATATAAAAGTTCTGAAGGGGATAAAAAAGAAAAATACTTAAACCAGCTAAAGGATCTAACCAAAACCAAGAAGAAGTTAGAAGGTTCTCTATAAAAAACCTCTATGAGTGATATAAAGAGAGCCATACGAGAGGAATATTTGAAATGTGCGAAAGATCCGACCCATTTCATGAAAAAATACTGCTATATTCAACATCCTCAAGCGGGTCGTATTAAGTTTGGTTTATATCCATTCCAAGAAAAAGCTCTAAATTTAGTAAAAGATAACCCTTATGTTTTTATTTTAAAATCAAGACAATTAGGAATCTCCACCCTAATATCAGGTTATAGTTTATGGTTAATGACTTTCCATAAAGATAAAAATATACTGGCCCTAGCAACTACACAAATAACAGCAAAAAACTTAGTAACTAAAGTTCAATTTATGTGGGAAAACCTTCCTTCATGGTTGAAAGTAGACTCTGTAGAAAACAATAAATTATCCCTTAGACTATCTAATGGATCCAAAATCCAAGCCAAATCATCAAACAGCGATTCCGCCCGATCTGAAGCTGTATCTCTACTAGTAATAGATGAGGCTGCTTTTATAGATAATATAGAAGAAACTTGGGGGTCGGCTCAACAAACTCTAGCTACCGGGGGAGGATGTATAGTTTTATCAACCCCAAATGGGATAGGAAATTGGTTTTCCGATATGTGGGAAGATGCTGTACAAGGTCAAAAGAAGGGAACAGGTAAATTTTTACCCATCAAACTCCCTTGGTTTGTCCATCCTGAAAGAAACCAAACTTGGAGAGATGAACAAGATGATCTGTTAGGAGAAAAAACCGCCGCCCAAGAATGTGATTGTGACTTTAATAACTCTGGAGACACGGTTTTCATTGCGGAGTTCCTTGAAATAATAGAAAAAGAAACTATAAAAGACCCCATAGAATATAGAGGGGCTACTAAGGATTTGTGGATATGGGAATATCCTGATTACTCTAAAGACTACATAATATTAGTTGATGTAGCCCGAGGAGATGGGAAGGATAATTCGGCAGCTCATGTTATAGATATAGAGACAAATACCCAAGTAGCCGAATATAGGGGAAGACTTTCCCCTAAAGAGTTAGGACATTTTGTAACTTCTTTAGGTACTGAATATAATAACGCTTTATTAGTAATAGAAAATGCTAATGTAGGTTGGGCTACTATTGAAACTGTATTAGAGTTAAATTATAAAAATTTATACTATTCCCCTAAAGGAGAGAAACTTACATCTGAATCTTATTTAAGATCCTATGACTCTAGTTCTGATATGGTTCCTGGGTTTACAATGTCCACCAGAACTCGTCCTTTATGTATAAGTAAATTTGTCGAATGTGTTAAAGATGGAGGCACTATTATAAGGTCTAGAAGATTATTAGGTGAAATGAAAGTATTTATATGGAAAAATGGGAAGCCTCAAGCTAGAACGGGGAACAACGATGATTTGGTCATATCTTATGCTATAGGTATGTTTTTAAGAGATACATCATTAAGATTTCAACAACAGGGGTTAGATATGGCTAAGGCTACTTTAAATTCTATTAGAACCAATAAAACCACATATACTGGAGGTTTTATTAATTCCAATACCCCAAACCCCTATAAATCCCAGATAGGTGAACATAATATAGACCTTAAATGGTTGTTATAAAAAACTAAAATTAAAATCAAAATTAAAAATGGATCCTATAAAAAAAGATTTATTCTCAAGACTTAGAAGATTATTCTCTACTGATGTTATCATAAGAAATAATGGGGAAAATCAATTAAAAGTATTTGACATAAACCAAATACAACAATCAGGCCAAGTAGCTACTAATACTGTAATCGATAGATTCAACAAAGTATTTACATCAGGAAATGGTACTTCAATATATGGAAATCAACTCCACCAAAACCACCAGAATATAAGAACACAACTATATTCAGATTATGATTCTATGGATACAGATGCAATAGTAGCTTCTGCTTTAGATATTATAGCAGATGAATCTACTTTAAAAAATGATATGGGGGAGGTGCTACAAATAAAATCTACCGATGAAGATATTCAAAAAATCTTATATAATTTATTCTATGATGTTTTAAACATAGAATTCAATTTATGGCCTTGGATAAGAAATATGTGTAAATATGGAGACTTTTTCCTAAAATTAGAAATTGCTGAAAAATTTGGAGTATATAATGTAATACCTTATACCGCATTTAATATAGAGAGATTAGAAGGAAGAGATAGAGAAAACCCTACCAAAATTCAATTTAGATATAGTCCCGAAGGCCCCAATACTTCCTATAACTATAAACCTTCAAAGGATAATGGTTCAACCGACAATTTATTTGATAATTACGAAATTGCTCACTTTAGACTACTTGCGGATGTTAATTATTTACCTTATGGCCGTTCTTATATAGAACCTGCAAGAAAATTATTTAAACAATATACACTAATGGAGGATGCTATGTTAATCCATAGGATAGTAAGAGCACCAGAAAAAAGAATATTTTATTTAAATGTAGGATCAATCCCTCCAAATGAGGTAGATGCTTTTATGGAAAAAACAGTTTCTACTATGAAACGAACTCCCCATATAAATCCAGAAACTGGAGATTATAATTTAAGATTCAATCTTCAAAACCTACTAGAAGATTATTACATCCCCGTAAGGGGAAATGACTCATCAACAAAAATAGATACGGCTCAAGGGATGCAATGGGATGGGATAGTAGACGTAGAATATTTTAGAGACAAATTATTCGCGGCTTTAAAAGTACCTAAAGCTTTCATGGGATATGATGAAAATACTGATGGTAAAGCTACATTGGCAGCCCAAGATATTAGATTCGCTAGAACAATAGAAAGGATCCAAAGAATAACTATTTCTGAATTGTATAAAATAGCTATTATTCATTTATACACGCAAGGATATAGAGATGAGAATTTAGGAAACTTTGAAATTTCATTAACTACCCCATCAATAATATATGATCAAGAGAGAATAGAATTATTAAAATCTAAGGTAGAGTTAGCTGCTAGCATGATAGAACAAAACTTATTCCCTACTGACTTTATTTATGAACATATTTTCCATTTGAGTGAGGATCAATATGATGAATATAGAGATTTGATTATGCAGGACTCACATCGTAAATTTAGATTGGCTCAAATTGAATCTGAAGGTAATGATCCCCTAGAAACAGGAAAATCTTATGGTACTCCTCATGATCTGGCTAGTCTGTATGGTCCAGGAAGAATGGTTCCGGGATCCGTTCCTCCGGGATATGATGAAAACAAATCTGAAACTTTAGGTAGACCTAAGAATAGTGAAACTAAACGAAATACTCAAGCCGACAATTTTGGGAATGATAGATTAGGTTCGAAAGGGATGAAAAATGATTATAATAATGAAAAATCACCATTAAAATATAAACCCAAAGGTGGATCTCCATTAGCTTTAGAATCACAAACATCCCATTATTTATCTTACAAGGATACTTTAGAGTTAATCCCTCAAGAAAAAACTCGTTTGTTAGTTGAATCTCCCGAAGATACGTCTCCGCTTTTAGATGAATCTAATATTAAATAACATCCTCTTTTACATATTTATAAGAAACTATAGAAATGAATATAAAACATTCTAAATTTAAAAATACAGGAATTCTATTTGAGTTATTAACGAAAAAAATAACATCAGATACTATCTCAGGGGTAAAATCAAAATCCCTTCCTCTATTAAAAAAATACTTCTCTAATACAGAGTTGGGTAAGGAATATAAATTATATGAAATACTATCTAAATATAAAAACCTTAGTGAAGGTAAAGCTTCTACGGTAATAGATACTATATTAAAAGCTTCAAAAAGTCTCAATAGAACTAAGTTAAGAAAAGAAAAATATAACCTTATAAAGGAATTGAAGGAAATCTATGATGTAGATGAATTATTTAAGTCTAACATCTCTAACTATAAGGAACTAGCTTCCTTTTATACTTTATTTGAAATCTACAATACCTCCAATAAAGTTCTCCCCACTCAGATAATAGATAACAAAATACTAGTACTAGAATATCTTACTTCTACCAAAGAAATAAATAAAGGGAAAATCAAAACCGATGTAATGTCTGAGTTTAGAACCTATGATAAAGATTTAAGAATTCTTACATACCATGTTTTATTAGAGAAATTTAATACTAAATATTCATCATTAAACTCTAAACAAAAAGAAATATTAAGGGAGTTTATAGAATCTGTAGATAATTCTTCTAAACTTAAAGATTTTTATAATAAAGAGATTTTAGAACTGAAAACTTCCTTAAAAAAAGAAATATTTAAAGTTAAAGACCCAACATTAAAAATAAAAATAAAAGAAATATCAAAACTTCTCCAAGAAGTTAATTCTAAAGAGAAAATAACTAATAACCATTTAGTTAATTTACTACAATATCAGAATTTAATGGAAGAGCTTTTTAAAATAAACAACCTATGAAACAAAAAACTTTACAAGAACAATATAATTTGATCCTTAAAGGAAAAGGTAATGTTGAAATTTTC